AAAATCAAATAGGGAATGAAAAGACACATCTTTATAATGATGCTCTTTGCGCTGTGCCTGACCTCGTTTCAGGCACACGCACAAAGATACCTGCCGGGCATGAAAGGCTTGCAGGTCACGGCGGGCATGACGGACGGGGTGCATTGGAACGCTGGCAGTGATTTCGCCTACCACATCGGGGCGGCGTACAGCGTTTACACCAAGAACGCCAACCGCTGGGTGATTGGCGGCGAATACCTGCACAAGAAGTATGACTACAAGGATATGCAGATACCCGTAGAACAGTTCACCGCAGAGGGCGGCTATTACCTGAAATTCCTATCGGACAGACGAAAGACCTTTTTCCTTTCATTGGGCTTGTCGGCTCTCGCCGGGTACGAAACAAGCAACCGAAGCGAAAAGCTGCTGCCGGACGGCTCTACCTTGCTGGATAAGGACTGCTTCATTTACGGCGGTGCGCTGACGCTGGAACTGGAAACCTACCTGACCGACCGGATAGCCTTGCTTGTCAGTGCAAGGGAACGGGCGTTGTTCGGCTCGGACATAGGCAAGTTCCACACGCAGGTATCTTTGGGACTGAAATTCATTATCAACTGACCGCTATATAATAATGTATATGAAGAATGTAATGTATAAAATCATCATGGGCTGCTACATCGTGGCCGCCCTCGTGCTTGTCACCGCCTGTAATGACAACTTGGATATTCAGCAGGCGTACCCGTTCAGCATCGAAACACTGCCAGTACCCAAAAGGCTGAAAGTCGGGGAAACCGCCGAAATACGCTGCCGACTGGTGCGTGGCGGCTATTACCAGCCGACTACCTATCAGATAAGGTATTTCCAGCCGGACGGCAAAGGGAAGCTGGAAATGGATAACGGCACGGTGTTCCTGCCCAATGACCTCTACCCGCTGGAGAAAGAAACGTTCTGGCTCTACTACACCTCGGCATCGACCGACCAGCAGACGATTGACATTTATATCATCGACAGCTTCGGGCAGATGCAGCAACTTACACTATCATTTAATAATGACAACAGCGAAGAAGAAACGGAAACAATAACCCCCTAATAATAAAACGACATGGTAAAAATAGAATTGGATATAGAAGGCATCTCGTGGTACATAGAAACCACGTTGGAAACAGATACAGTTCCGGCAGTAGGTGACATCATCATTATGGACAAGGACTGTATTTCCGAACGTGACAGTGCTGAATTATGGAAAACGCCGTCCAATCAGGTTTTCAAATGGGCGGACGAAGAAGATGATGCGCCTGTAATGGAATGGTTCGATTGCGACACGGAAATGCTTGTCAATAAACGGACATGGAAATATGACATCGAGGAAGAAGAAACCGTGTGCATACTTGGTGTAAAATTTATTCACTATGAGGATTTATAGTTGCGACATTCGTTTTTATCATCCTCTTGGGAAACCGGGTATGGAATGATACGCAAAGCGTAAATATCGGGCAGACATCCCGCCGGGAAGCATCGGCGGGATGTTTCCATGATAGGGAAAACGAAAGGCTTCTTTGTTACTTTCTTCACCCGCTGGCAGGCTCACGGAAGAAAGTAACGGCGGCAAGCAGCCGCCGTCCTCTATCAACTGGTTTTAAGGCTCTTTATGGACGTGTATTTCTCTAACCACACCTTTACCTGCTCCATGTTATATTCGCCCGTGATGATTGCCGTATGGTCGTCTATAGCTACAAACCGGACACTTTCATAGCTGTTTACCCAGCCTTGCAGGGAACAGACACCCCACGTTGCAACATCTTCAAAAACACTGCGGTCTATCCGGCTGATTGGTTCGCCGAAAACTACCGTCATTATCTGAAAGTCCGGTTTATCCTCCAACAGTTGCAAATGGTGCAGCGTGCCGAACTCGTCTATTTTGCGCCCCCACGCCCACACATCATTATACAAATCATCGCCCCACTGGTGCGGGTGGTCGAAACGGACTTTTACCTCTATGGTGTGTTCGTTTTCTTCTGTGTCCTCGATAACGCCCGTTACCATTAAGCCCGTAAAAATACACTCGCAACGCCTGCCGATAAGCTTCTTGTTTACTTCTGTTGTTTTCATGTCCCTGAAATTTACTTGTTTATTACTCCGTTCTTCTTCACTACCCATTCGTCACGCCTGCGGCGGCACTCGTCCAGCGTTTTGGCTACCGTGCTGAAAAGTTCGCCGTCCGTGTGGCGGTAGTCATATTGATAATAAATTTGTCCCCTGAAAGCCCCTAAACGGCATTTCACGAACTTTTCTTCTCCCGGTGTTTGGGTGATGCTTACCCCGTTTTTGTTAAGTGACTGCATGATGTCTCATTTTTTTATGGTTATAAACTTGGTTGTTTTAAGCGGGCAGGGCTTTGACACCCCGCCCGGATTGGTTGTTATGCCGCCCGGAACACAAAGCCGTCATCAAACCAGTAATCGCACATGAACAGGTCACGGGCAAACTGTTTGTAATCGAAATAGGTCTTTGCGAACTCCGGCAGGTCGTAACATTCCTCTACAATTTCATAGGCGAAATCTTCTTCATCGTCATATTCCCCTTGATATTCATCCCGGAAATCACGTACAAGGTCGTCCGCATCTTCCTCGCCCAAATCATGGCTTTTATAGTTGCACCACACGAAAAAGGCTTCCTGCTCGGTGTCGCTCAAATCCTCCACCGCATCACGCAGGGCGAAGAAGTTTTCAGAAATCCAGCTTTCGTCGATTAAGCCCTCCGGCACGTTCTCCCAGTCCTGAAACATGTATTCCGCATCTTCCTCGTCCTTGTGAAGTTCCCGGCAGGCTTCATAAAATTCTTCCTTGTCCGAATAGTCCGAAAGGTCGAGCCATGCGCCGGACAATGAACCGTTGTTGTACTTGGCATAAGTGCCTACATAAACTTTTGCTTCCGATAATACCTTTGCTTCCATATTGCTGTAATTTTTAAGTTTTTAATTTTATGCGGATTTGAGAGGTGAGGGAGTTGAAGTTTCACTGAACTTTTTTCCTGTTTCCCGTAAATCCGACTTTTTTTTTATGCGTCTTCCGGTCGGGTCGGTCGTTTTCGTTTCACATAGGCGTAAAAGGGTAGTGTTTAGAGTTTGCAAGGTTTTGGGCAAAAAATACCTCGCAAGGCAGGGAAGATTTTTTCGCCAAACCGGAACGGCTCGACCTTGCAAAATCGTGAAGAACACGTAACTACCTTTGCCTATTGAAATGATTAAAACGACTGTCCCGGCTGGGGGACTGCGTAAGAGGAAGATTTACAGATAGGGAAACCGGGGAAAAGTGCCTGTTCTCTTTCATCTTTTAGGGAACACTCCATGCGGGCGGGAAAGGCAAGGGTGTTGTGAGCTTGCTTGCAATACGCTTGTGCGGGTTTCCAACGGCTCTTTTCACGAAATACAGTCAGCCATGCCACGCACGGCTGGCGTTTCGGGAAATGTGCCAGTTGGAAAAGGATATAAAAAATGCGGGTAGTCGGTAGACTGCCCGCAAGGTGGAAGAATGTACAATGCTGGGATATAGGTTATTAAGTGGAATTTCGTTACCGAAATCGTTACCTATTCGTTCTTGCCACGGTTATAGGTAACGAAACCTACCGGACGGCGTTCTTTCTGTTGTTTCGACTGGCTCAAAAGCTGGGTAAGGGCTTGGTACAGTTCGTTGAACTGCGCATCGGTGCTTACCTCCAGTTCCTCGATGCGCCTTGACAGTTCCTCGTAACCGATTGCCATTTGGCGCATGAGGACAAAAGCCCGCATGATTGAAATGTTTACTTCTATGGCTACTTTGGAGCGGAGAACCGAAGAAAGCATGGCTACGCCCTGCTCGGTGAAAGCCATAGGCATAGCAACGCCGAAGTTGTAAGCAGGGGGTATCACATTTTGTGATACCCCTATGGATAACAGCAAGTTAGCTTCCTCTTGGGTGAGTACAAACATAAAATCACCCGGAAAACGCTCGATATTGCGCTTGACCGCCTGCTTCAAGGCTCGTGTTTCCACTTGGTAGAGTTCTGCCAAATGATAATCGAGCATCACCCGGCAACCTCTGACCTCAAAAATCTTGTTTTGGATAATCTGCAAATCCATAATCGTATATTTTAGGAGATTTAGCAATGTTGGAATAATAGTAAGGACTGGTCACAAATTGTGACCAGTTCCATATAATCAAGATTACATGGCAACTTCCTTGTAAATCTTCTCAATGCCGACAAACTTCTTGTCAAGCCCCTGCATATCGCTGCCTATCTTGCTGTTGGTGATGCGGGCGTAGATTTGCGTAGTTTCTATGTTTGTGTGTCCCAGCATCTTGGACACCGTTTCAATGGGTACGCCCTTTGACAGCGTGGTGGTCGTGGCGAACGTGTGCCGGGCAAGGTGGAATGTCAGGTTCTTTTTAATACCGCATATATCGGCAATCTCTTTCAAGTAGGCGTTTAGCTTCTGATTGCTGATTACGGGAAGTATCTTGCCGTCCGGCAACTTGCCCTTGTACTTCTTCAAAATCATCTTGGGAATATCCAGCAGGGGGACATTCACGTCCGTGTTGGTCTTTACCCGCTTGGTGATTATCCAAAGGTTGCCGTCAAAAGACTTTTGGATATTCTCCTGCCGCAAATTGGCGACATCGCTGTATGCCAGACCGCAGAAACAGGAAAAGACGAACAAGTCCCTGACGTGTTCCAGCCGTTCGGAAACCATTTTCTTTTTAAGGATAATTTTAATCTCGTCCTCTGTCAGATAACCCCTGTCCACTTTTTCCAGCCGGATTTTGTAGCTGGCGAAAGGGTCGCCCACCAGTATGCCGTTGTTACGGGCGATGATGATGATACGCTTGAAGAACTGCATGAACTTGGCGGTGGTGTTGTAGCCGCACTTGCAGGCGGTACGCAAATACAACTCAAAATCGGTAATGAACATCGGGCTTATCTCCTTTATGGATATGTCCGATACGTTGTACTTGCTTTGGATAAATTCAGCGAGGTGGCGGCGGGTCACTTCATACTTGCGGTAGGTCGCTATCGTCTTGGATATGCCCACAAGCTGCTTCACATCGTCATTGTGCTTTTGGAACAATGAAAGGATTGTTTCGTGGCTCTCGCTGTGTCCCAAGAACTCGTTTTTCACTTTCTCGGCGGTCACGTAATTGTCACGCCGCTGCATTTCGTGGTAAATGGTATTCAGGGAAGAACGTATGTCGTCCAAAAGGGCGTTTATCCTCCCGGCATCCCTGCCTTTGGCTTTGCCCGCAGCCGTGTTCCAGTTGTCGGGCTGGATGCTCTGTTTCGTACTGAACTGGCAAAGTTTGCCGTCTATGGTGATGCGTGCCATAATCATAACCTCGCCGTTTTTCTTTTCAGAACCTTTCTTCAAATAAAAAAGAACCTTGAATGTCGATTTCATAACTCACTTTTTTTAGTTGCAAAATTAATTTTTACCTCTCGTTTTCGAGTTATGCAGACTATGGACTAATCAAGTCATTATCAGGTCATTTATGGACAAATCGTTACCGTTTTTGTCCGGCGGGGAATAGGTAACGATTTAGTAACGAAACTTTGTCTTTTACCGTACTTTTGAAGTCTTGGAAGCAGGACTTTCGGGCAATAAAAAAAGCCACAAATCATTGATTTGTAGCTTTTTGTCCGTTTGCTGACCATTTCTGTCCAGCACGTTCAGCGGAGAGACAGGATTCGAACCCCCGGTACAGTAATCCCGTACGTCAGTTTAGCAAACCGGAGAACTGAAAAATTTTCTACAAATAATTCTTGCGATTTTTTGTGTCTGTTCTCGTGTTTGTATCTTACACTGCAAAAGTAAGTTATAAATTTATATTATGCAAATAATATGATAGAGAAAATTATGTATCTATATAGAAAATATCGGGATGAAATTATTTTTGGAAAACTATTAGAAAACCTTTTGGATATGAAAAAACCACCAAAAAAATCGGTGGTTTTCATTTTGCGGAGAGGACGAGATTCGAACTCGTGGTGCGAGTTACCCCGCACGCCGGTTTAGCAAACCGGTGGTATAAGCCACTCACCCACCTCTCCGGGCCTGCTTATACCCCATAATCGGGAAGCGGGAACAAAAGTAAGGCAAAAATGCCAAAATACCAAATATTGCGGGCAAGAATTTTTTTAGATGAGTAGAATCGGAGTGATCTCAAAAATAAATAAAAACCAAGAGGGTGTAGCAAACAGTTCTAACCAATGACAGTACCGCCTTTCGGGGTTCCAGTTTTTACCAATGACAGATGGCTCAGCATCCAGTCTTAACCGATACATTTGCGCTCCCTCTTGGAGACCTATTTTGTGATGCGACTTCTTCTTTCAGGGCTTTTCATCAAATAGTAAACTTTGTTGAGACCGTATTTACGGACGATTATCACTCGTTGAGGCAGAATTGGTCCTAATAATGTTCGTTGTAAATGCGGCGGCTCGGTCTCGGACCGACAAAAACACAATCCGAGGTTTACCGAGGCGTAAAAATCGCTTGCCGTAGTTCGAGACATATCCAATGATACTCTGCGACGAATGGTACTTATTTTAAGGAAACCGTCTTTAACTTGTGTCCCTTGTAGCGTGTCGATCGGAAGAACCGTATATATTTTTGGCGTCTGATATTGTATTTGATACATATAAATAAAACGTCTGGCAATCGTTTCCAGATCATACGGAAACTTGATCCATTCTCCGTGATATTCCGAAATTAAGTCGGCGACAGCCACTGGTACTGTGTCGTTCCATGTCCAACGTGGGTGGTCATTGAATTTTTCGGTAAATACGGTTTTCTGCGGATACCGTTCTTGTGAAGAAAGTTTATAGGACGGGTTTCCCACGATATGCCAACCTATTTGTTTTTTTGTGGGCTTTTGCATGATTATTTTATGTGAACGGGAATTACACCTTGCCAGCCCGATATATAAGTTGGGTAAGATTCGATTGAAATGTTCGAGACTGCATAACGGACGGAAATAAATGTCGCCGTTCATTATTGCCGCTGTCTCGTTCGTAAAATGTGTGCTTTTATCCTGTCGTTTGTAACTTATTTTCACGATCAGTCCGGGCAATATTCCGTTATCGGGCGATTCTCCCGATACCGTCGATGCCGGGACATAGAGTTTGTGCGTAGCAGGGTCTTTCTTTACCTCAACGGTATATTCTACGGTTTTGCTTGCGGCCTTTATGCCTCCGAGTGCGGTTTCCGATGCTGCGGGCAGCGAATATTGGGCCGGAATATCGGGTTTGTTATTGAGGTCGTTGTAGTCGTTGCTGGTTGCTACGGCTCCGAGTTTTGGAATTTGGGGATAGTCTGGCACGTATAATTTGTGTGTGTTGGGGTCTATGCGTACTTCGACGCTATATCCGTTAGTTTTCCCCTCGGCTTTTATCCCGCCCAGCTCTGTGGCCGATGCCGGAAGAATCTCTTTCGAGCAATATTCCAGACTGTTCCACCTCGTTACGCCGTCGCCAAATTTCATACGCCGTGTATCGAGTTCTATGCCGAGTTCTCCTTCTCGTAATATGGGATTGACTTCTGCCCAGCGAGCCGCTGTCGCCCGCCTGTGTTGAAATCGGGTGTGTATGGTTATCAGTTCATTCATCATGCGTTTCCTCCATCCATTACAAAGGTGTTTGCGGTGTCTTGCAAGTAATTGGTTACTCGCTCATTCGTATAGTAAAGATTTTTTTTGCCCTCGTTCACATTGTCGGTCGTAAGTGTTTGCTGAGGGATCAGTGCCTCGTTGAGCTTTCCGCCCTCCCCGATTACGGGTATTTGTCCTGCTTCGGTGCCCGTGTTGCACGCGGCCGCCGTTCCTGCGTCTTTGATTTTAGATAAAGACAGCTCAGGGATGTCCTGTTCTTCGAGTGGTTTCAGCGATGTTTCGATAGATATGTCCTTACTACCGTCGAAGGTCGTGTTTCCCGTGATGGCTCCTGCCAATGTAACAGCTCGGGCCGTTTTGAGCTTGTCGGCTGAGAGTGCCTTATCGACATATCCGGTCTTGGCACCGGCTTCGCTTTCCTTTGCAAAATCCTTTGCCAGCATCGCCCCTTTTGCTGCGAGTGCCTCGGCCGTGATGAGTTGGAGCCACTCGCGGTTGTCGCTCTCCCGTTGGATCAATATGTAGATTTCGGGAGAGGATGCAGAAAGGTCGATCCAAAATGTCCCCTCCTCGTAGGTATGTTGGCTTCCATCCGAAGGCGCCGTGCTCTGAATGATAACGGATTGTCCGCCGAATTTGGGGAGGTCGTTCCATTTCGTCGAGCCATCGCCGAATTTGAGGCAGAGTTTGTCTGTACAATATCCGGCTTCGCCTTTCAGCAGCACGGGATTTGCCGATACCCAATTCGCGTCGGTATCGTTGCGGACGATGATTTTGCTTTTTACCGTTATCGTGGCCATGTAGTTTAGAATTGTGCGTTTCCGCCGTCGATTATTTTGATGTCGTTGTAGTCGGGGCTGACCGTGCGATAGTTTTGTGCCGGCGCGTCCCAGCGATAAAACCGGTTCGTTGTTTCATCCAGATAGAGCATGTCGTTATTCCCCTGTTTCGGGAAGGCGGCCAGCGATGCGTAACTGCGGAATGCGACGGCCGGTACTCCGGTATTTCGGTCTCCGATCCACCAATTTCCATCCTTGCCGATTTCCGGCGTCAATCCGTCCGTTCCGTCTGTTCCATCTTCACCGTCTTTTCCGTCGATGCCTATGCGGTTTGCGAAGTCGAAATAAAGTCGGTGAGAAAGAACCGAGCCGTCGGTTACGGACAAATCGCCTTGTTGCAATATGCAGAGTAGTTTCATAGTCTTGCTTTGACAAGTGGAACCGTGCGCCGTTCGGCTTTCATTACCGTATCGGTCTGCGTATCCTGCAATTCGACGGTAAGGACAATTTCGCCTTCCTCCATTTCCTCGGTCGCCGAGGCCGGAATATTTACGAAGTAGCGAGCGCTGTCGCGTCGCTCGATTTTCAGTTCGTATTCCGCAGCGGTTCCGGCAATCGCCTTCGGGCCGTGTTTGGAGGTCGATAACAACAGCACGATGCGGTAACGGTCGAGGTTGTCGAGCCACGCGGAGGGAATCGTGTCGGGCAATTCCTCCGGTAATTCCACGTCGTCCCTCAACGCGGTAATCAGCATGGCGAAGCTCGTTCCTGCAATGATCGTATGGGCACGGCAACTCTCCATAACTATAATCTTCGTCGCACGATGATACCGATAATCGCTCCGGCCAGCAGTCCCCATGCGATTTTTCCCGATATATTCCAGAACCGCTGCCACCATGTGAGGGGCATCGGTACGGGTACCTCGATCCGCTCTTGTTCCTGCCGGACGATCGTACTCGTCGCCGTTGTGTCCGTAATCTCGACGGGGACGATTTCGGACTTCTCTTGCGGCTTATTCCGTAAGTCGTGATATAATTTCCCGTCGGGACGTATGAAGGCATCGGAGGCGGCATATTTCGTTTCGAGGTGCGATGTGTCGGATGGCTCGGCTATTACGCTCGTTTGCTGATCGGGAATATGTACGATGACCGGAACATATTTTATTTGCGTTCGAATCCGGATTTTCTCGTCTATCCGCACGCTATCGGTCTGGCGGCTTTGCACCAATACCCTGCTGGGTGAACAACTTACCATGCAGAGCGACAGAACGGAGGCTATGAGTAAGGCGCGTTTCATGATGCATCAGAGTTTTCCGTAATATTTGACGAACGCGAACCAACGGCGCGAGGACAGGTAGTTGGCCTCGGCTTCGTGCGCGTATGCCTCCATCTCAAAGGCGGAAGCGTGGTAGGCTGCGTCGTTCCATCGGTCGCGTGCATCGCCTTGGAGAATGTGATAGACGTAAGAAATCAGCCATTCGACCCCATACAACAGGTAGAAGGTCGTCGGCACGAACAACAGCCACCATGCGGATACATGGCCGCCCAGCAACGCGGCTCCTACATGGAGGAGAAACCACAATACGACGCTGGCGGCGAGACATTCCCAATATTGCCGGACATGAATCCCCTCATGCCGTTTCACTTTTTCAGACAATGCGGTGTACTCGGTCAGCACGACGCCGAAGAACATGCAGGTTTTGAACGAGCCGAACAACAGGCTCTTTGCGAGTTTGGAATCGTAATAGATTTTCATAGCGACAGGTTATTTGTTTCGGTGATATTCGATACAGCGAAGCAGCGCCGAAACGTGCATGTCGGCTACACGTTTGCGGCCCTCCTCCGAGAGAATCAGCCGGCAATCGGCCTCCGTGTCCATAAAGAAATTCTCGGTGATAATGGCCGGGCAGGTCGTATGTCGGAGCAGATAAAAATGCGCCTCTTTGTCCGGGTCGCCGTCCGTCGTGTCCATACGCATCCTCTGTTCGGGAAATGCACGGGCGGCTTCTTCGTAAAAGATCGTCGCATAGTTATCCGCTTCCGTTTCTCCGACGGATGTCCACGCTTCCCATCCCGTGCCGCCTCCGGCGTTGACATGAATCGAGACGAGCAGACAATTTTCCGGGCCGACCTGTGCGGCGATCTCGTTCACACGGCGGGTGCGTTCCGCCAGCGGAATATCGTCGATTTCGGGAACGACCGGCACGCTGTCGGTCCCGCGTGCGGTCAGCGCCTCATGCATTCGTCGGGCGATGTCCCTGTTAAATTCGTATTCGAAGAGTTGTTTCCCGTCGGGCCATACGGGAGAGCGTTTTCCGGCCGTGGCGCGGCCATGCCCGTTGTCGATCAAGATTTTCATTTCGTATCGTTATTTTTAGGTTGTTGCCGGCTGGCGTTATTTTTCACCTCATTGTATTGGAGCAATAGTTCGGTTATCTTTTTAGGGTCTTTGGCTTTGGCCAACAACTCTACGATAGTTGTCATCTCCACCGCCGAGGATTTTATCGCTTTGAGATTTTCGCGGACGGAACGATACTCGGTATAGACGACACCCACGGCCGCCACGCCGGAGGCATACGGAAGCGAATAGATGCCGAACAGAATAGCCAGCAGGTCGAATAACATGAGCATTCCCGTTACTTTCCCGTAGTCGCCGAATTTCGAGAACGAACGTCTGAAACCATGACTGTCTCTGGGTATTTTCAATACTTTTGCTTTACGGATACCGGTCGTAAAGTCGATTATCACGGCGCCGATCATCGCACACCAAACGACTGCTTCGAGCAGGAGCGCCCGATGAAATGCACGGCTTTCTATACCGGTCAGATCGACGATGTATCGCAATATTTCGTGATTTTCCATTTGATGTGGTTTTATGAAAATAAATTGCCTTGTTTCAGCCGTTTCCGGCAAATGTCGATGTAGTCGGGATTCAGCTCGAATCCGATGTATTTTCTTCCTAATCGTCGTGCTACGACGGCCGTCGTGCCGCTACCCATGAAAGGGTCGAGGACGATTCCGCTTTCGGGACATCCGGCTTTAATTGGAATTTCGACCAATCGCATTGGATACATGGCATAATGCGCCTCTTTACTCGGTTCATACGGGATGCGCCATACACATCGCATATTCCGTCCGTGAGGATTTATGTCGATTTTTCCTTTGGGCCGTCCGCTGATTCTCCGGTATTCTATTCCTTTTCCACTCAGATTATGGGGCCTCTGATAACGGATGAACGTTGCAGGGGCATAAGGTTCGAATTGCTGTTGAAAGTAATAACGGCAGTTTTTGGTAAAGAAAAATATCTTTTCAAAATCTACCGTAAAGCGGTCGTGGACGCTTGACGGTATGCAGGCCGGTTTATGCCAAATGATTTCATTGCGCAGAATCCACTCGCGGAAGATCATTTCATCGGCAAACTTATTCGGAATATTGCACAATGATTTACGGAGGATACGAAGGCGTGCTGTATCGACCTGTTGATTATTTAGGCATGAATTGTTTTTTGAATGTTCGTGCCATTCGATCTTTTGCGGTCGGTTGTATTTAGGCGGATTGCTGTATGTGTCTCCCAAATTTACCCACAATGAACCGGAGGATTTCAATACTCGACGGCACTCGTCGAAGATGTGGCACAAATGCGCTATGTAACTATCGCGTGTAGGTTCCAAACCCAACTGTCCGAACCAACCGTCCGGCCACTCGATTCCGCCGATGCCGTAGTCTCGCATCTGCCAATAGGGAGGCGACGTAACGATGCAGTCCACCGATTCATCGGGAAGCGATTTCAGGCCGTTCAAAGCATCCGTTAGGTGAATAGTATTTAATTCCATTGCATTGATATTGACTTGTTAAACCAGGCCTGCGTCGATGATTTGTATTTCTCCGTGCTGCGAATATTCTTCGGGGCACGGAGATACCCGATGGGCGCGTCGTAATACGGGACGGTAAAACCGGAACAGGTAGGACGACAGCGTGGCGACGGCTGCGGTGAGTTTTTGTGTATAGGCAGTCCACAGATCATTGGCGCGAATCGACAAATACCATTCGGCGAGTATATAGTAGCGCAATATTTCGGTGGCGCTCCGTTCGACGCCTTGCAGCTCTGCGTGGCTGTAAAATTCATCTTCGTCGCGGCTTACGCGGGCTGCGAACGTAAGGCCGCATGCGTCGCCCTCGGTCGTTATCGGCTGGCAGTCCGGTACAATGCGTCGGAAATGATGCAACAGGGCGAGCAACGCTTGCGCGATGTGCTCGTCGAAGAAGGGGCGCTCGTCGATCGTCATGGCGTATCGGTCGAACATATCTTGCCCTGTCTCGTTTTCTAACATGCGGGCGTTGTAGGCCGTCTCCGTACTCGTAGCACGGAAAAGGTTGGATTTGAGCCATGACAGCCGGAAGAGTTTGTTTTCGCGCGTAATCATAATATGCGGTAAGGTCTTTCGGTATGGGTACTGCGTATCTGGTCGCGCAGCCTTTCTACTGTGGTTTCGTATAAGGAGCGGTAAAGTTGGAACAGCGGAATGTCCCGCCCGCCGTACCACCAGCAGAGCATCCCGTATTTCAGCGCGTCTTTTACCTCAACTGCGATACTCTCCGGTGGTATGCCGGGGTCGAGGTACATCCGATATTGCAACAGGTCGGGGATGAACAGCACCTCGCAGACCTGTTTTCGGAGGGCTGTACGGAGGGCCTTGGACACGCTGTGAAGATTGACGTAGAACGTATCGAGCAGCGACCGGTCGAGCGTATGCGTCGCCGCGATGGATTGTCCGGTTTCTGTCGTGCGGTTGCGGTAGTCGATGAGCGTTTGATCCATGCACTCGTTGAACAGCGCCATGCAGTCTATCTTCACGTCGAATTTCATAATGCAGAGAGTATTTCCATTGCGCGTGCCTCGGCCGTTTTCGCTCCGTTTGCATCGTTGGCCACGCCTAATACCAATGCTCCGAGCATCCATGCCGTAGTCTCTGCGAGCCGTTCGGGGTAGGTGTCGTCGAGGCTCGTGTAAGCGATGTATTCACCTTCGGCGATGCGGTGCTGTGCCTCTGTTACGCTGAAATACCGGAGCCGTGTCCCACCGTGTGTAAGCAGTACGACGGGTTTTGCCGTACCGCCCCGCGTTACGGGGTGATACTGACGTCGGGCGGCGGGATGTTCTTCCGGAATCGCCGCCAGCACCGGACGCTGCCAGCCCTCCATACGCAAGCGTGCGAGTTTGAGAAAATCGTCCGGCAGGTCGATTTCGCCGCTTCCGTCGGTGTGCGGCCTCAACACGCACTCCGTAAGAGCAGCCCGATTCGGGATTACGTGCAACGGAGCAGCCAGCAACACCCGCCTGCCCGCTTCGTCGATGAACTCCTCCAACGGAAAGTGCGGCCCGTTGGCATCGTTATCGTCGGGGTAAACCTCGTCGATGCACCGCAGTGCCTTTGTGATGATGTATTTGCGCATTCCTACCATTGGATGAACAGTACGTTTCGTTTCGCCGCTTCGATTTTGATGTCGTCCTTCTTCATGCCTGCCGGAATGACGTAATCGAGATTGGCTTGCAGCCATGCCCGGGCGGATGCCACCGACGTTACGGTTTCCTCCCGAATCGCGTTGTCAGGGTCGGGCAGTAGCGCTTCCAAATCGACGGGTATGTCGTTCGGTGCCGAAGTGTCGGCCTCTGCGGTCGGTTCCTTTTCCCAGAAAGTAGTTCCGTAGGCATAATGTTTTTTGAGAGCTTCGATAACCTCCGGATCGGAGGTGGTATAGGTGCTTTGGCCGATACCGCCGAAGTAAACCTCCGGCTCGAAACGTATCGCTTCCAGCCGTCCGTCCCGAAGGCGGACGGATGTGCGGTATTTCTTGTTGTTGAGTACATAGAATGTAGCCATGTCGTAGGTCTGTTTAGGCAGCAGAGGTCGTACCTCTGCTATGGTGTGTTTATTTTACCGTGATAACCGCATGGGTGTCGGGGTTGAGAACTGCGAGCGTATGGCTTTCGTCGATTCGCACGTCCGTCGAGCGGGAAAGTCCGACCTTATCGCGTTCGAGTTCCGTCGCTTCCAGCGGTTTGCGCTCGGCACGATAGATATTCGCAGGATCGATCACGATTGCGGCCTTGCTGTATCCGTATTCGTTCAGCAGGTCGTGGGGCTTCATCAGCAGCTCTCCATCGGGCGTGGCGATACGGTGGAATGTGATACCGAACACGACCTCGGTATTACCGGCTTCGAGCTGTTTGACGACGGTAGAGGCCCCCGCGATCTGGCGGCCGAAGTCTTTGCCGTAGAACATGACGCGGCGTTCGCTGCCGTTGTTGCCGCAGAAGATGTCCGAGGCCCAGCCGTAGATAAGGTCGTTGGTGATCTTGCTCTCGGTCCCCATGTCGAGGCGTTTGTCGATCTTGCGGAGCATCCCGTCGCTCATGTATTTCACCTTTCGGGAGATGGGATCGACGATCTGCTGCTTCACTCCGAACAGCGCATCGGCCTCGTTGGTCATGCGGAAATCCAGAAGCGCCTGTTCCTTCATGTCGAGCAGCCCGAACTGTACGTCTTTCTCGGTGAGTTTCTGGTAGAGACCTTCCGATACGGTCGTCATGTGGATTTGGCAGTAGTTGCTGTCGCTGTACGGCATCTGGCTGGGGTCTTCGGACATACCCGCGTTTTCGTGCTTGGCGACGCCGAGACGATAGAGCGGCGTATCGGCCGGCAGCGCGGGCAGCGTTGCCGCGTTGAGCGGGAAAATCGTGATTTTGTCTTGGCTGATAGCGTCTGTGGCGACGATGTGGCAGATGAGCGGATTGAGCGAGATGCCGCCCGATGCGACGGGAGAGGCGACCTTCGTGTCGTTATCGACCTCGAAGGTCGGAAACAGCACGTTGCCGTCCACCGAGAAGATGTGCGCGTTCGTTACGGTGATTTGTTTCGCTCCGCTCGCTTCGCCGGAGACGGCGTAGGCCGTTTTGATCTTACTTTGCACACCGCGTCCGCGCACGCTGTAATACTGATATTCGACTGATTTGCACGGGACGGTCTCGATTTCCCGCAGGATTGTATCCATCGGAAACAGCGACGGGTTGATCTTTGTGATCTTCTTGGAAATCGTCGGGCGGTTGATGTCTTGTTCCTCGATCGTCCCGTCTTTTTTCGGCGTCTTGGTGGTCAGAACCGTGCCCCGCATCGTCTGATCGGCGGTCGCCGCTGCGCTGCCGGCAGCCACGAGAACCCCGCCCAGATCGTCCGGCGCGAACCATGCGAGGAGTTCATGAAACAGATACGCACTTACGGCACATGCGCAGACGGCGAACAGGCCGTAGAGAAATTTGTTGTTTTTCATATTGTCGGTAATTGATTAGAATCTTCGTTTGTTGCGGCGAGTTATCACCTCGTCGATTATATCTTTGTCCGTTTTGACGGCAGATGTTGCCTCAACGCCGCCGCCGTCTGCCGGCAGTCCGTCGGTCTTTTGCGTTCGTACACGGCGGGTCTCGATTTGTTCGTTGCGTCCTTCGACCTTACCTGTCTCGCGGGCCTCGGCGACAGCCGTATCGTACACCCATCCTTGATAGAGTTTCGTAAGGATTTCTTTGTTCACCTTGCCGTCGAGCAGGTTGGCGAGGATTTCGTTGTCTACCCATGCGACGAATTGCTGCTGCTCTTCCTCGCTCAGCCCTTGTTCGGCGAAGAACGCATCGACGTCCGTTTTGCTTCGGGCCATATTCTTTTCGCGGGTTTCGACACGGGCTTTCATGTCCGCGAGACGTTTGGTGCGTTCCTCGGCGGCTTGTTTGTAGGCTTCGTAGTCCGGCTCTCCCTCCGGCACGGCCAACTCCGATGGATCGAACTGCCGGGCGATAGCGACCTGTACGGGGATTCCGTTGGCCACGTCCTCGATGATTTGTGCAAATTCGGGATAGGCTTGTACGACCTCCATGATCGTCTTGTTGGCCGCTTCGTGGCCTGCGATCTTTTTGTCGCTTTGCGTGAGATAATCGTAAAGTGCCTGTTCCAGCTCGCTGTCGTCGCCGAATTCCCTGTCGGGGAATTTGGCCGTCATGTATTCGCGCACACGCGAGACGCGCGGCGTTTGTTCCTGTTCTTGAACGGTGTTTTCTTCCTGCATTTTTACCGATTGATTTTGTGCGTGATATATTCTGTTGTAAAAGTATGTTGTTTGTTAGTTTTCAAGAAGTTATAATTATCGCTATTATTGCGGTGAACGCAGAAAACATATCACTATGAGCAAAGGAAAACGGGTGCGGGACGAGGTTCCCGAAAAGATTTTGAAGAGACACAACGAAATACGCCGCCGTTACGAAGAGATGCTCGCACGTGAACGGGCCGAGAATCCCGAACGGCTGAAATATCTGTCCAAGACTTATTTCGTGGATATGATATGCAAAGACCCCGTGATCGGGTTAAGTCCGAATTATGTCCGGCGTATCATCAACGGGCGCATCTGATGTCCGGGCAATACTGGCTCAGAATGAAATTCGGGTAAAGCGACTTTTTGCTTCGTACAATCCTCTCACCGGCGAAGGGTCACCCATCGAGCGTGTCCGGCTTTATTTTACGTCTGACAGCTATGTTCTTATCCCTGTCTATATGGCGATAACACCGACCGTCGCCGCTATTATTGCTGCCGGCGGGGTCGAACGTTATGCCGTCGCAGAAGGCATCGACCCCGGGGCAATGTGCAGGGCCGTTCATAGGCTCCGCGCTGTATATGATTTCGAGTTTTGGTGTATTTCGTGCGTCAAAATCTTCGACAAAACGTCGGGCCGCCTTGTGCCGTTCAAGCTGCGATGGGCGCAACTCAAATTGGTACGCATCCTTCTTTGTGACCTATTCGCGGGAAAGCCCGTGCGTATCGTGCTGCTCAAAGCCCGGCAATGGGGCGGCAGTACGGTCGTGCAGATGTTCATGGCATGGATACAACTGTTCCATCGTTCGGGATGGAACAGCGTGATCGTGGCCGACGTGGAGGATCAGGCGCGAACGATCCGTGCGATGTATTCGCGCATGGCCCGGCGGCATCCGGTCGAAATATGTTCCGTTCAATTCTGTAATTTCGAAGGTTCGAGTAAAAATAAAATGCTCGTCGATCGGGATTGTGTCGTCTCGATCGGCTCCATGCAGAAGCCTGACAGCCTCCGTTCGGGTGATATGAAGATGGCTCATTTGTCAGAAGTCGGTTTGTGGAAAAAAACGAAGGAACGCAAACCGGAAGATGTGATACAGACGATTCTCGGCTCCGTGCCGCGCGAGCCGTTCACGGTCGTCGTGCTGGAATCGACGGCCAAAGGAATCGGCAACTTTTTCCACGATACATGGTGCGAGGCGGTGGACGGACGATCGGCCTATACGCCGTTATTCGTGGCATGGTACGAGATAGACATATATTATAAGCCGTTCGTCAGCGAGCGGCAAAAGACGGAGTTCGTGCACTCCATGACACGCGACGAGCTGGCGCGATTCCATGCCGGCGCAACGCTGGAAGGATTGAATTGGTACAGGGAGAAGCGACGCGAGTATTCGACCGATTGGCAGATGTGCAGCGAGTTTCCCTCAACAGCCGAAGAAGCGTTCCAGACCACCGGGCGCCCCGCGCACGATCCGCTCTACGTTCGGCAACTCCGGCCATATACCCGCGAGCCGCTCTATGTCGGCGAGCTGGTGGCCGATGCGACGTGTGGCCCCGAAGTGCTGCAAAACATTCGTTTCGTGCCCACGCCGACAGGTGATTTCTACGTATGGAAATTACCCGACACCTCACGCCGCATCGCCGATCGTTATGTGGTGGCACTCGACATCGGCGGCCGTAACCCCAATGCCGATTACAGCGTGATTTCGGTAATCGACCGCGCGGCGATGATCGACGGCGGTGTGGAGGAGTGTATCGCCACCTATCGTTTTCACCTCGACCAAGATTTGACGGTGTGGCGGGCCGTGCAGGTCGCCGAGTGGTTCTGTCATGCACTGCTGGCCGTCGAAGCGAACAGCCTCGACCCCAAAGGACAGGAGGGAGACCATACGCTGACGATTCTCGACACGATAAAAGAACACTATGATAATCTGTTCTCGCGGACAGACCCCGTACAGATCCGCGAGGGACGACCGAAGCGTTACGGGTTCCACACGAACGCTGCCAGTAAAACAGACCTTGTTACGCAGATGACCAAACGCCTGCGCGAAATCCTTTATATCGAACGCGACAAGCGGGCGTTGGATGAAATCGAGTGGTATGAGTTAAAGCCCGACGGTAGCTATGGGGCTGTCGAGGGTAAGCACGATGATATTTATATGAGCCGAGCGATTGCACTGAAAGTGTCGCAACTCATGGAACTACCGGTCGAACTGCGAACGAATACAACCTATTCGGACGTATCTGTCGTATTTACGGAAGCGACTATGTAGCTGTTTATATGTTAAAATATTAAAAGCGCGTATTTTGTCGTATTTGAGATATTTTTTGTCTTATTTGCAAAATTTAAACAGTACAAAATTTCGTAATTTTGAAATGATAATCTCCGGTTTTAGGAATATCAAGGGCTATTTTGCAAACTCCGCATGTCCGGAGATTTTTAGCCAGATATTTAATCGAAGCATCTTTTAGTTCATGTGGGAATATCGTATGTATGAAGGTTGCTCTGTCTATAAGAGAAATGTCCAATCTTTCCCCGATGTTCCATACGAAATGCATCAGGTCGATAGAACGGAGGGAATTATCTACTTTTGAACGGATTGGTTTGTATAAATCAGACTGTCCGGAACGACAAGCATTCCCAGATGTTCCCAGATGATTCTATCACCCCATGGGGTTTCAAAGGAAAAGTCGGGAATGCATCGGTGGCCATTTTCTTCCAGTAGTTGCTCGTACTCAAATTCCACCCCAGCATTTACCAATTGGTTTACAATTACAACTTCTGACTTGCTACGCACAAACAGACCTTTCTTGGCTGTTCCATGAATCAGGCCCTCAACATAAGGAATATTAAGACGTTCGGCTCGAACGGAATAGTCAAATAGATTGGTATTTCGTCGCGCGAGCACTGAGGCTTGTGGTTTAGTAAATTCTCTCAACCAACCAATAGAATCTTGAACAAGCAGGACTACACGCTTCTTTGCTCTGGTAAGAGCTGTATATATCAACTCACGACTTAAAATGCGGCCGGTTTTGGGCAATACCACAAAAACCGTATCAAAATCGCTGCCCTGACTTTTATGGATTGTAATAGCGTATGCAAGCTCAATAGCAGCATCCTGGTCTTCCCCTTTATCTCCCCTGAAGCCGAAGGTTTCATGAGGTATGCCAACATACATAACATTGATATGTCCTTTATTTATAGACTTAACAAAGCCTATCTGGCCATTGGAGAGAGGATATTTTTCTTTTGATGGATAGGATTCTCGTAATATATTTTGAAGTTGAATGACTTTATCATTCTTATATATCTTCTGGGTTCCGATTTCCTGATAATCCCCTTTGCGATTGATATTATTTCCAACCCATGACTGAAGATAGGAATTCAGTTGATATGTACCCCATGCGGGATTTATTACTGGAGCAAGAATCTGAAGATTTTCGAGCGCTGCCGGATCTGACTCAAGCGATTTTAAGTCGTCAATACCTATTTTTTGCTTCAAGGATTCTGGCAGTTCGACATCGGAACAAGCGAGTTCCTTGCAAATTGCATCCCTAAGGATTTGAGGCAGATCCTTTTCATCGTTCCAGTAATAAACTGAAAGATCGCCTTTGAGATTCTTGCTTTCGATTTTCCAAAATATTTCATCGGCAAATTTCTCCGGTTTGTTTCCACTGAACCAAGAGGCCAAAGTCAAGACATCTGAATCTCCACTGGCTATTGTGCGCACAACGGTGCGGAGATAGGTAATGGCAGATTTCAGATTGGCGTCCGCGTCATCACAATTAAGATAATGGCATAAATCCGAGAAAGCCCTGCCCGGACCTATCGGAGGTAGCTGATAGGGGTCTCCGATAAGTATTATTCGGTTTATGAACTTCAGGTCAAGCGACATAATAAGCGCATGAAACGTGTCGGTAGTTAGCATCGAACATTCATCAATGATTATATTCTTAGCACGTGAGTATTTGCGCGAGTCTTCAGTTAGACGCGGTTTCATGTTTTCAAAATCGAAGGCGCCGAGACTGGCAAGAAACTGAGCTACGGTTTTTGAACTCACATTTTCGGCCATATTACTGAGCCTTACTCTCGCCTTTCCAGTGGGAGCCAGCAGCAGAACGCCTTCTGCTTTTATCTTGTCAGAACAGAGAAAGGATCTCACTACGGTAGTCTTACCGGTACCTGCGCCTCCCGTGAGAACTGAAAGGCGCTTTTTGTCCATCATTTCAAGAGCTTTGGCCTGCTGCTCAGTAGCCTGTTGACTGCGCTCGTTTGTAGGATCATAATTCTTGTCTGACATAGCGAGGGATAGCCAGTCCTCACCGGTAGGCTTCTTAACATCTCTCTTTGCTCTTTCTCGTAGCACTTTCCGAAGAAACTCCTCCATTTGATAATATTCCTTGAGTTGGATAGCAGTAGGGTTCTCATCAGGAACATAATCGAAGGATACTTCAAAAAACTGGCGATGTGTGAGAAGTATGTTTTTCGGGAGGCGAGCTTTGTCTTCTTCCGTCATTATGTCGCGCAGATAGTCCTCCATCTCTTTTATTGACACAAGGGTATCACCATCTGTTAGAACGGAATAAAGCCTTTCAACGACTAATGATCTAAGGCGTCGAGTATCCAAAATGGACTCCGCTGCGAACGGAGGCACTGGAACATTATCACCCTGAATTGTTGGGTCGGGGAAGGCTCCAAGATCAATTGTACGCGTTGAAACTTTCTCTATAAAATTCCGAGCGCACCATTCGCTGATGAGGTATGGATTGCTTAGTATATCAGACTCTACATCATCTATAAAATGCTCAATAACATCGGATTCAAGTTCAAATCTGGATAAAGTGATAAGACGCTCACGTACATTACTTGTTTGGCCCTCCCAACTTATTCGATACGTAGGAAGAGACGAGTTGTAAACAGCACTATCAACTTTGATTTCCTTATTTAGCAACTTTTCAAAATGCCCCCAGGGATTGTCTTTCGGTCCACATCCTTTTTTTCGCAGGTCGCTTTCAATCAGATTGCCATAATCTATTCCCAGCGCTTTAAGTGCTGAAGCGAATGAAGGGAAGGGAGTGATTTGTTTCTTGATATGCTCAATACGGGCATCAATCCACCTGAGTTGACATTGCCATCCCTCGATTGAGCCAGCCAAGCCATGTCGAATTACTGCCTCCAACGAACGCCGAGCAGCTTCAAGAATCAATAGCATTGAATGATTGCTTATAAAATCACAACCATATGATAGTTCATCAAATATCTTTCCGCTACTGTCAAATTTATCCAGCGATAATTTGATCTCATCAAGAGCCTGTATCTTTGACAGACCCTTCCCTTGGAATATATTCTCATCCAACTCCAGATATTCTTTATAGGGGAGAATGAAGCCGCGAGATTCTTTCAGGTCTGGGCGAATGGAATGAGAGAACATTATCTCCCATAAGGGATATGTATAATCGGCAGTTGTTTCGTAGTCTTGAACACCACAATTTTTTACTATATCCCCCATTCCCACAATCATTCGTAAACCTTCATCGTCAATCGGATTGCCTTTCTTACAATAAAAGACGCATATCGATTCCTCGGTTATCTCTGAGCTGAACCATTTAAGCACATCATACAATCGCTCAGGATTATAAACCCAAGCCGAACCGAAAGGTGCACTTTCGGCAGGGCGAAATTCAGGATGCTCCTTGCTAAGGTCTTTCTGTGCATCCATATTCAAGTAACGGAATGGTATTCCAAGAGCTGAATAAGCTGGTATCATTACTTTTGTAGGTAATAACTTAGAATGTGGATTGTCTGAATTCCAAGCATATATGTGAATAAATTCACGCTCATAAGCCTTGTAATTCATGAATCCCCCATTCTCTCCAGCACAAGCAGGACGTTCTTTTGTAGTTAATTTAGACCAGTCGATTCCACACGACAACTGCTCACAATCTACTTTTGAGTTGACAATATTAGGTAGTTGTTTACAGAATGTATTACAACGAGGATTTGCACATACATGCGAATTCCAACCATTGTCGTGCCAAGGTACTCGAACAGATATATGTTTCATTTTTTTAATCTTTTTACAATGTTAAATTATTGTTATGCAAAATCATTATTACAATTATAAACTCATCTAACTGAAACTACTCCATCTTACATCGCTCATCCAACACTCCGGCAAACATATCCATCTCTCTCTTGGAAATCCCCAATCGTGTTGCCAATTCTCGCCATCCTTTTATAGCTTCAGTTACCTCAACAACAATCTTTTCTGCTGTTGTACGGTTTAGCATATAGTCTTCGCAAGCATCCAGCAAAATACCCAGTTCTGCCTTATTGGAGGTTGATGAGACAAGCAGACTCTGATACTCATTCAAAGTAGGGTTCATGTCATATGCAGGAGAAAGCGTCCAACCTTTTGCAGTCAAAAGAAAACCATGATTACGGAAATGATCATCGCTATTACCAATGCAGATATTGAAAGCCACACGGCGATAGAGTTCCTGCAGATTCTCTTCCACATTCGTGCAGTTCTGGATTATGAAATCGACTATATCCAGATAACCATGCCCTGTAGTTGCATTGTCACCGTCATTGAGTCCCAATAAAGTCATTGCAGAAGCAAAGTGAATCCGTTTCCCCTCTTGGGTTCTGTCGAAGCGTTGAGAAAGCAACGTGTGATATTTCTTTCCTGTTGCCAGCACTTTGGTCTTTGCGGCATTTATACCGGCTTTTGCAGCAAGAAGGTGACTGAAATGCTCCCAAAGTCCGGCATCATAATCATCCTTGCGAGAAGGGAACTTGGCTATATAAAGCGTTTTATCCGTGTCTATCACACTGGCTTTAGGTCTTGCACCTCCCAATGAAGAACCGGGCTGCACGAGTTGGGCAACCCATTTCCTGTCAGGCAGGACATTCCCCTCTTCACTTTTCTCAATTTCCGCACTGGCCGCAATCAACTCCCTTATATCCGCCAGAGGTGGGATTTTCAACAACTCACTTACATTTATAAATCCTCCGTCTTTTAACTCCTTGAAACGGAAAGCACCCATTCGGGAAAAGTCATCGATACCAGTCAAAAAATCGAAAGAAGATAGTCTCCGTACCGGTCGCCCCTCTTCCATCGCAGCAATCTGCTCACGTCGCAACAACAGCGTTCGTCCCCAACGATCCGGCAAAGCATCCGAGAAACATCCGAATATATCTTTCTCCGGTTGCGTATATTGCTGTCCCGGATAATTATTGAGGTCATCACTCAGAAATAAATCTCCGTGTTTCTTCAGCCATTCATCGCTGAAGGTAAAGCAATAGCTGTCCGAGCCACGAAGAGATTCATAGCCTAACTCGCCAACGAGTTCTGTCTCGTTGAGCCAGTCAAAATCGGCATAAACATATAACATCTTCATCGTTTACTCCTTTTTTGAGGCACGTTCCCTTGTCTTCAAACTCAAATCCTGCAAGGCTTTTCCCAATTTATCTTCTTTGGCTAGCCACAGAATATCATCGTCCAGTTGCAGAGCATAGAGCACTCGCAAATAAATTCCGATTGCCACAGTCGGCGCACCTTTCTCTATTCGGGACACAGTCAACGGAGAACAGGTGGCACGTTCTGCCACCTGAGCTACGCTCAAATTCCTGCGCAAGCGAGCCAGTTTAATCTGCTCTCCCACAACTGACATTTTCTGCTCCAACTTTCGGGGCAACTTGGTTCCCATTGTATTCTTTGTCATATTAACTCATCATATAATATGCAAAGATACTACTTTATATCTATTTAATGATGTATTGCGGACGCAAAAATCACAAATTCAAAAGATACGACTATTAAATACTGATTTTGCTACCAAAATAGAGATTTCAAAGAAGCAGACTTCTACCTTTATCTATGATTATTTCCAAGATAAAAGCCAGCTTCTTCAATTTAAGCATCACTCGATGGGCTTCACCAATTCTTCATCCTGCCATTCCGCAAGAGAAACAATCGCATTGTATTGCTCCAAAGTCAAATCCGATTCACTATCGTCTGAGCATTCGTATTCCCACGGCAGTTCGTAAACAGTACCTTCTTCCTGATAACCCATATAGTTATGGTACGTATTAGGAATTAACCGCACATAATCTTCTTCGCGCAGAATCCTCAAAAGTTTCTCGGCATCACGAATCAATAATGGCACTCCGACCTTATATAGAGCAGTGGCAACCTCAATGGCCAGCTCGACATTTGCCGAGTAGCTATTAGAAACAACTATCATCCAACCCTGCTGTGGCACCTTCGATGCAATGATGTTCAAGCGCGAAAACCCCAACTCGCCATAGTGGTCTGTTGCAAACCGTATAAAATCCTCCGGGCTGTCAATGTCATAGAGTTTATCTACATCTACGAATTTCACTCGTTTGTAATAGACTACATCTCGCAGTTCTTCCGGGATATTCGGTTGTTCTTCGTAGAGACGGTTTCCAATACTTCGCTTCCGGTAGTATGCCTCATAAGCCTCGTTAGCGATACGATAATATGTGCAATATTGCCGAATGGTCATAGTCTTCAGATGAAGTGCGGAATGTTCCTTCGCAGAATCCTCCAAAGCCTTTATCGCTGTTTCCCGATCTTCCACATTAATCTTAAAGCTCGGAGCTATCCTATTGAGTTCCTTTCGTGCAATCCGCCCAATCCGTTGCTGGCACGGCAGATTGTGCGCCACATAGTCGTTGAACCCATCAGGATTTGCAACAATAACATCAACCAGCCTCTGCAAATAGCAGAAAAGTCGGGCAAGGGAATCCTGATACCATCCGTCATCTGATTCTCCGTCGGCACAAGAGGAGCGATTTGTTATGACGAAATGCGCATGTTTTCGGTCTGTAATGCGAATCGACCGGAACTCTTCGTATTTATAAGAGGTAACATGAAACCACTGCGTTTCCGTTGGATTGAACGCAAGCCAGTCCGCAAGGAAGGCTTCTTTGCTTTGATACTCTCCCGAAGCAATCAGTTCCTCGACATCACCCCATTCCTCTGGAGTGGGTCGCGGTACCACAATGTAGAAGCCACGGTATTCATCATCCCCCATTACGGTAAGTTGCTCGAACTGATGCTGAATTTCAACTAGACGTTCCAGCATATTGCCGCTAACTGTGATTTCACAATGACGCATTTCACCCATTGCTTCTATATGCGAAGCGTTCAAGCCAACCTCATTTGCCAAATCAATAAAGAGTTTTCTATCTATTATTCTTTCATCCATTGCTTAATGCTCATTAAATTTCAACATGCTTTTTCGGATCAAACCCATTCACAATGTGCTCATTCGCAAAAATATATCCCATCTGATTACAGATTACTTTTGTACTACCAATCTCTGTGTCTATATTGGTATGTGAATGTCCATAAATCCAAATATCTATCCGACTGTTGGCAATCCAATCACCATATTCGCTAGCAAATGCACTATTCAGTACGGAGTTTTTGTGCTGTGGATCAATCACCTCCAAAGTAGGCAAATGATGAGTAACCACCACAATATGACCAGCCGTGCTCTCTTCGACACTTTTCCGGATAAAATCAATACAGGTCTCATGCATCCGATTGAATTCCTCTACCTGTAGCAATTTTCCGTCAAATTTGATTTGGCGAAAGTCATTCATACCTTTCCACACGAAATACTCGTCATTCGGGTTAATCCGTGACCATAGCGTACTCAGGACAAAATCGGTATCATCGATACGGATTACCTGATTCTGATAGAACCCTACATTCTCACGGAACATCCACTTCCATTGTAGCCCTCGTTCCATCACGTCCGAATAATTATAGTATTCGTGATTGCCGGGAACAATCAGAACCTGCCTGTAATTATCCGAAGCCCATTTCCAGAATTTCATCATAGGAGCTATTCTATCCCTAAGATAGAATATATCTCCAGCCAAAACCAGCACGTCACCGGTAACAGGTAATTCATTATGCTTTAAATATCTGCTGTTCTCCCTGAACTCCAGATGTAAATCGCTCATGTATTGTATCTTCATTGCTCTTTCATTTTTAATTGTTCAACTTGTTTTTCAATAATTATCTTCATCTGTGCAAATGAAACCGGCATAAAGTTGTTGTTATCAACACCTACGTCATATTGTGTAGGATAGAGATACTGAAGCCGGGCTGCATCAATTCCAGTGTTATTCTTCCTCGTATGCACATGGCCGAACAGTTGCCATACATCTTTATAGCCGCCATCAAAGCACAGAAACGGATAGTGATTCAAATATATCTTCTGTTTATCCACTTCTATATGCATCTGCATGGTCACATGCTCAAACCTATCGACATACCCCTGCCTCAAGTTCTTTAAATCATGGTTGCCGAGAATCAGATATATCTTGCCATTCAATCTATCAAGAATTTTAGTCCATTCAGCTGAACCGCCCAGACAGAAATCACCCAAGTGAAAAACAGTATCATCCAAGCCAACTGTATTATTCCAATTGGAGATAATCGTTTCATTCATCATTTCCACATCCTCAAAAGGTCTGTTGCAGAAACGAATGATATTTCCGATGCAGGAAACTCGTTGTATGGCGCACTTGCCTACAACGGGGAGAAGATCAACGAGGCGAAAGGGCGGCTTCTGACAACCAACTGCATCTACAATGACGGTACGGGAACGATGGACATCCACCGGGCTATGGAGGACTTCCTTGCCCTGATGCCCGTGCGGTCGAAGGTGGAGAAACCGGTGGTGCATATCTC